CCATTTTTAAATAATTTAATATTCATAAAACGATCATTTTCAATGTTAATAATTATCGTATTTTGATTATAAAAATTTTTTTTAGAATTTTTATTCAATGATTTGAATCTTTTTTTATATTCATCAAAGCATCTTATACCTTTAACAGATTTAACAGATATTATGTTATCATGGTCAAGAACCATATATTTATAAATGTTATCAGTTTTAAATAATGTGCCCATGCAACATGCTAATGTAATTGTTGAAATTAAAACATTCTCTGGGATTTCATTCATGTTATAACTTTTTACATCAATATACTCAACCATTTTATTATTATTTTGTATATCGACAACATCGTATTCATTATCATCAAGTTCCATTGATAAGTGTTAATATAATTAATATATATACTCTTTAAGTCATATAAATAGAATTTTCATTTTTTTGAGTATATAAAAATTGGATCCATCGTCTCATAAAAATTTTATCAACTTTTTATTTATAGGGGGTCAACATCAACCCCTATAAATAAAAAATTGCATTAATTATTCGTTGGTTCCTGTTGATATAATATAATATAAATATATAGTATAATGTCACAACTTCAGAACATAAATAGTGGGTATCTAGAATTAATTTTAGGACCGATGTTTTCTGGGAAGTCAACAGAACTTATATTACAAATAAGAAGGTATAGAGCGATTAAAACCAATATGATTGTTATCAAGCCCAATATTGATGTTAGATATTCACAAAATGAAATATGCACACATGGAACGAATGACGAGTGTAATAAAGATGATAGGGAAAAAGAAAAATGTAAAGTGTACGAAAGAACTGCACTTAAAAGTGTATTTGATGAAAAAAATTATAATGATGCAAGAATGATTGCAATTGAAGAAGGACAATTTTTTACTGATATTTATGAAGTTGTGAAAAGAATGGTAGACGTTGATAAAAAAATAGTATATATATCAGCACTTAATGGTGACTTTCAGCGTGATATATTTGGTGATATATATAAATTAATTTCGTTATGTGATAATATTACGTTTAAGCAAGCGTTATGTTTGGTGTGTAATGATGGGACACCTGGAATATTTTCTAAAAGAATTATACAAAATAGTCAAACATCATCACAAATAAAAGTTGGTGGTGCAGAAACGTATAAAGCTGTTTGTAGGAAACATTTTTTTGAATAAAACTAATATAAAGTCACGCGTTAGTTTAATTAAACATTAACCTAGAAATAATTTAATGAGAGTAGTATCATTTGATGTTGGAATTAAGCATTTAGCATATTGTGTAGTTGAATGGAATGAAAGTAATGATATGAAAAATAATCTTAAGATACATAGTTGGGGTATTATTAATTTAGTTGAAAGTCAAAATAAAGATGACGCACCACTTTGTCATTGTTTTGATGAAAAATGTTCAAGTAAAGTAAAATCATATATTGAAGTAAGCACTAATAAATATTATTTTTGTAACAAACATTTTACAAAAAGAGAAATATTATTAAAAGATACGATTGACCCATTTTTAGAAAATAAATGGGAACAATTGTATGATGTTAAATGTTGTAAATGTAATATTCCAGACGGTGAACAAAAAAAATCAAAAAAATCTTATTATATGAATAAAACGATTAATATGACATTATGTAACACACATTACAAACAATTTATCAACAACATAAATAAATCAACAAAAAAAGTGCATTCAATTAAGAAAAAAAATGTAAACGATTTGACAACATATGATTTGAAATTACAACTTATTAAATGTTTCGATGAACGCAAAGAAATATTTTTGAAAGGCATAGATATGGTATTAATCGAAAATCAACCTGCATTTAAAAACCCAAAAATGAAAGCTATATCTGATACATTATATACATGGTTTATGGTCAGGGGAATAGTTGATAAAGATATTAATAATGCTTCAATCGGTGACATCAAATTTATTTCACCATCAAATAAATTAAGAGAATTTGATCAAAAATTAATTTTAGATGCGGATGAATCTAAGAAATATAAAGTAACAAAAAAATTATCAATTGAAAACACGAAATCGATGTTAATGTCATATGGTTTAAATGAATGGGTTAAATATATGATGTCATATGATAAGCAAGATGATTTAGCTGATAGTTTTTTACAGGGATGGTATGTTTTAAATAATAATCATGACGATAAATTATTTAAGGAATGGGAAATTTTATATGATAAAACAGCAATTGATGTTGATGGTGTTGAATATGAAATAAAAAAAACGGATGGAATTATTGAAAATGAATTACCGAAAGTTGGAAAAAAGAAGGGTAAAACTAATAAAATTATCAAAGATGTAAACATCGATAATATTATAGTTAAACAGGAACAAGATGAATTACCAAAAGTAGGAAAAAAGAAACATTAGTTAGTTTGTATCTTATTAACAATCGAATTTAAATTATTTGATTGTTTAGGAAGAGGTTTTGTGCGTTTAATACGTTGATGGTTACCAAAATTAATTTTATTCGAATTTGTTAAATCTTTATTATCTTCTTCGATTAAACCAATTATTGAAACCATTGGGGGAAGAATAAATCGATATTCCCTATTTATAATGTAAAAACTTTCTCTGTATTCGTTGATCGATAAATGCCCACCAAACATTTTTAAAGTCTGTCTAGGCGGAGCTGGCATGATTTTTGAATTATTTAATCCATTATTGAGTATTTCATCAAATGCATTTTTAAGTTGATACATGTTAGCCATCCTATCCCATATTTTACTGTCATTAATATCCAATATATATGCTAATGTGCAATTAAATGAACAGAAACACCCATACATATGATAATTATTTTTTATAATATGTTCAGGTATACCTAATGGTATATTATCAAATGTATGACAACACCACCAACATGCAACATCCGTTTTATCTGCCCAAACATTTTCGTTTTTATTATAAAAATTAATTTTTGTTTCAAATATTTTTTTATCAAAAGTTGTCGTGCAATGGACGATTCCTTTTTTTAATTTAGTTATTTCATTAATTAATTCATTTATCTTATTTTCATGACATGCACATTTTTGACATGGTAACACTCGTAATTTATGTTCATTACTGTCATCACTCAAATCCACACATTTTGATATATTTTTATTCGTGTTATCATTATTTTTTATGATATCACATTTTTCTGGTTGATCCATTTGAACTTTATTTGTTTCCATAATTACTTTTAACATATCATCCATTTTTAATGGTAGATGTGCAACTATTAAGTCCGACATTATTTCAACATCTGATGATTGTTCTAAATTAATTAATTTTGAATTAGCCTTTCTACCACGTTTTTTGATAGTAAATTCATTAATATTTTTATCTTCGGTTTTATCCTGTTGAGTCAATTGGTTCTTAGGTTTTCTACCTCTTTTCTTTTTTCCAGTATATGTTGGATCATTTAAAGTTTGATTAATATTTTCTTCATTTGATTTTATTTCCTCTGACATAGTTACTTATTCATAATCAAGAAATCTTTATATTTACTCATTTTTTATTCGAACCTTATTTTCTCGTTTGATTGCTTTCGATCTTAATGTCATTATCAACAGATGATTTAGCTTCGAATGTATTATTTTCGATGACTTGTGGTATACTACCTGATTTTGAATTATAATTTACAGTATTTAAACTAACCGCAAGTACTAATTTAAATATTGGATCAAGTTTCGCACCACAACTTTCATATTTATTAACAACTGATTCATAATATACTTTATTTATCTTAACTTGATCTGAGCAACATTTAGATTTGAACACTAATGAATTATCAGTCATTGATATTATATAATTAGAAAATCTTTATATTTACTCATTTTTTACTTGAACTTTATTTTTTTTTGCCAGATGGCTTTTAGTCTTAATGTTACTACTTACGGATGGTTTAACTTCTGATGTATTATTTTCAGTTTCAACAGTATCTCCAATTGTTATATTATTATTTTCTGTAATCGAATCTAAATGTGCTATTTTATTTATATTTTGTAATAAATTTTTAACGGACGTTGGTTTCGCGGTTGCCGTCACCGTCGCTCGTTTTGGGGATTGATGTTGCTTATTTTGCGATATCTCAGATGATTTTTTCTTTTCATCAAGTACTTTTTTAAGATGTTGATGAACTTCTAATTTATTATCATATTCAGATGGTCCACTAATTGTTTTATTTACACCACTTTGAAGTTTTGCAATTAATTCTGGATTATTTTTGATGACTTCATCAACTTGTGGCATACCAGTACTTAATGATTGTGAAGTATGATATGTTACAGCACTTAATCCTATCATCATTGCTAATTTAAATTCTGGCTCAAGTTTTGAACCACTTCCCTTATATTTATCGAGTAATTCACCAAATACAGTATCAAAATCATCTTTATTCATCTTAACTTGATCAGCCCATCCTTTTAATTTAAATCCGAATGGATCATAACGTTCATTAAGATATTCAGTTCCAGTAATAAGGTTGCACATTATACTTTTACACAAACCAATCCCATCTTTCTTACTTTGTAAATCGGTTTGATATTTTAGTTCCGCTTCTAATTCTTCGAGATCTGAATCTTTATTATATGTTCCTGTTAATTCTAAACCAATATTTTTAAGATACATCAATTTAGCAAGACATTCTAATTTTTTAGATTTAATTTCGCGTGCAGTTAATGGTTTATTCGGTTCTACAGATGGTGGTGATGGGAATATCGGTTTGTTTATTTGTTGTGTTATTGGTGGTTGTACATTAATAGGGTTCGTAATTGGTGGTTGATGGACATCATCTGAAAATTTTGTCATATCAAAATTATGTTTGATTACTTCTTCTAATTTTTTAGTCATATTGGCGACATGTGGTGATGATGAATTAATTCGATGTCTTGTCGATAACCGAGATGGTTTGGAATGTTTAGATTTGTTGGATAATTCATGTTTTTTATCATCATCAATTGGTTTTATATCAGAATTAAATCCAACATCAATATCGGCTTGATTCTTATTAATTTCATTATTCATATCAGCAACGTATGAATCTTCACCGTCAGTCGCATTATTATCGACAATTTTTGCGGTTTGTTTTACTAATTTCATTTTTAGTGGATCTGCTAAATTTTCGAGAAACAAATCAGCTGTCGCAACAGTCGCCATTGCTACATTACCAATAGATGCAACGGTTACGTTATTTAAATTTTTATTATTCATACTGTTATTTAATTATTTCGGAAAGTATTTATATGCTTTAAACCTAAATAAATATTCTAAATTAAATATCTCTGGTTCTAATAATATATTATGTATTGTCCATTAGACGAAGCTTGGCCTGATTACAATTTAACACAAATTAATAACGCTGATCATATTATAAATAGATCACATGATCATCATATAGAAACCATCGATACAAAAACAAATGAAACAAGACCAGAACTTGTCAGCCATAAAATAGAGCATATGTATGATCAAAAAAATGAACATATAACTGATCAAAGAAATGAACAGTCTGTTGATAAGCAACTTGAAAGTCCATATAAAATAGATAAACAAGAAAAAAATAAATGTGATTGTGGTGATTTATTATATCATATAGAGCATTGCGACGAATGTAAAAAATTAATGGCGAACAAATATTCACACAATAAAATTTCTGATTTATTTGTATCAACCCCACAATTAAGGGAAACTATTGTTGTTTTTTTAGTTGGTATATTAATATTGATGTTGTTAAATTTATTTTACAAATAATTTTATGTATCATTCCATTGTATAAAAAACACGTTTGGGTAATAAAATTTAACTTTAATTTCTTTTAAATCTTTTAATTTTTTATATAAATATTCAACACATTCATTGAACGGAAATGATAATTCTCCAAAAATAAATGATGGTATCTTATAAATACAATTATGCCTTCCTTCAATAATTTTTAAATTTATGATGTTACATATATCTTTAAAAATTTTTTTATATATTTGTTGTTGCTCGTTTTTGATTTGATCTTTTTTTATTTTAATTGGTGTTAAATTTATCATTAATAATATTTAGTCGTAAATTTATTTTGAATTTTGTTCAAATAATACATATTAAATGTTAACACTAATTATGAAATGATTGATAAGCAACTTGCTAATTTAATTAAAATAATTGATATTAATAGTTTGGTTATATCTGGTGGCGGTATTAAAGGTTTTATTTATTTGGGTGCCATTAAATTATTTTTTGAATATGGTATCATCGACAAAATTAAATATTTTTATGGTACATCATTTGGTGGATTAATTGTTACATGTTTAAATTTAGGATGGGAAATGGATGAAGCATTTAAATTCGCATTAAATTTTCCGTTAGATTGTATAATAGATTATGATATAGACAATTTTTTTGACAATTATGGTCTAGTATCAAAAAAAAATTATAAAACATTATTCAAAAAAATAATTTCATTCAAAGGATTTGATGAAAACATTACATTCGATGAGTTATATAAAAAAACTTCAAAAGAACTTCATCTTATAACATATTCACTCAAAAAAAATAAATGTATAGATTTAAATTATGAATCGACACCAACGTTAAAAATTTGGGAAGGGTTATATATGACAACAGCTTTACCAATTTTAATATCACCATACGAATATGGTGATGATATATATATTGATGGTGGCATACTTGAAAATTTCCCATTGTCAAGAGTGAAACCAGAAAATATTAATAAAACAATTGGAATATGCACAGATTCATATAAAATAAATTATGATCTATTACGTAAAAATTTTGTTAATAAAGATTTACTTAAACACATCGAATATTTGCTCGAACTAATAAAAGTTGTTTTCGGTGCCACACAATTTTATGATACAAACAATTATATAACATTATATTTTGATAACGAATCTGAATATGCGAACACATTTGATTACTCAATAAATAACAAAAATAGAAAAAAATTAATTAATTGTGGATATAATCAGTCAATTAAACAATTTGAATGTATCATCGAATCAATATTCAAAAAACAAATTAATATAAGTAAAAAAATTATTGGTTCTAAATATCATGAAGTATAAATTAATCATCTAATTTTGTTTCAATTTCAGATTTTTTATTTTTCCGATTTCCTTTGTGGTTCTGTTTTTTGTGGTTCTGTTCTTCGTGGTTCTGTTCTTCGTGGTTCTGTTCTATGTGATTCTTTTCTTTATCATCCTTTTCTATGTCATCCTTATTTTTTTGCCTATTTAATTGTTTCAATTCTTCATATTCTGCCTCTCTTTGTGATAATAGTTCTTCAAATGTATATTGTTTGCGGTTTGATTTATGAATGCGAATCGGTTCAAATGCTTCATTAATATTCGAAACACTTGTTGATGTCCCAATTAATGATTCTTGTAAATTTTCTAACCCATTAATTTCCGATATATCACCTGTATAACTACCAATTTGTGTGTTTGCCGCCGGAACATCTTTTATTTTTATATCATCAAGATTATTTGCGTCAAAAATATTATTATCATCATTTTCATTTTCCATATCATCTATTTTTTTCGCGTCAAAAATTTCATTAAATACATCATGAAATTTCGTTGGATCGGATGGTAATCTTTCTTTTAAGTCATCTTCGATTTTTAGTTCATCTCTATGTATAATTCGCGAATTAACGAGACTATCAATATCTTCACGATTTAGTTTTGTGTCAGTAATATTTGTTTTTGATTTATTTTTTTTAGTCATTACATCATTAAAAATATTTATTTGGTCATCAGATGGTTTATGATATGATTTACCAGTATTATCGAATTTAACTTTAAGATTATGAAAATCATTACTTAAATTAAATTTATTTGATATTTGTTCCATATCACCATTAACTATATTTATTAAATTTTCTGGCTCATTTTTAACTAAATTTGATAACATTTCATATATATCATTAATAAATGATTGAAATATACCAGATTTAATATCATCAATAGTCACAACACTATCACATCCTTTAATTTCAATATATTCCTGATCTGAGTTTATAAATTTATCTGGATGATATTTAAGTGCTAAATTATAATATTTGGCTGTGAATTTTCTTTTAATTTTATCGATATCATCAATATTCGCTATGACTTTACCACGAAGCCCAAATAATTCAATAAAATCAATATCAATAAAACTACTTGATTCATAATTTTTATTAATTTCTATGAGTTGCTTAAATAAATAACTTGAATTTTCGATTTGTTCCATAAGTAATATTATAGAATATATATATAATTTATTTTTAAATTATATTCGCACTAAATAAATATAAATGAGTAAATTAGATAAGTATTTTGCATCATTATATTTGGCATCATTGGGAGATAGAATTGGTTTTGGTAATGGTAAACGAGAAAAAAGTTATATTGATGAAAACATAATATCTGGTAATAAAATAAGTCAAACATTAGTAGAAGGTTTAAGCTCAATTATGATTTTTAAGTTTATTGCTGGAGGTGGAATAACTGGACTTAATATCGAGAAATTAAAAATTTCTGATGATACTATTATGCACACAAATACATGCGATGGACTTATTTATGATTATAAAAATCGTGATGATTTATATAACTATATTACACAAAAATATGTTACATCTTTTAAAGATATAAATTATATGAGAGATGTATTATTAGCAGGAAAACAAACAATCGAATCAATTAAGAATATTAATGCTGGGGTCAATTGGAAAAATTTTGTATATAATAAAAATGCTGGTGGTTCTGGTGGTCCTATGCGTACTATGTGTATCGGATTAGCATTTTATCAAACAGATAATTTACTTAAATTAATTGAATCAACAATCATGATAACATCTATTACACACCCAAATTGTACAGCATTTTTAGGTGCTATAACATCAGCATTATTTACTTCATATGCATTAAGAGATATGAATCCAGAAACTTGGATATTTGAATTAATCAGACTATTAGATACTGATGTGATTGATAATATCATAGAAAAAATTAAACCATCATTTATTGAACAATTTAAAGAAGATAAAAAAGCGTTCATATTTAAAATTAATACATATATTGAAACATCATTTGATGAATACAACTATATAATTAATGAAACACATCAACGTGTTATTTATTCATATCAACGTATGATGTATTATTATGATAATTTCGCGACAAATAAAAAAATAATTAAACCCGGATCAGGTGCTGATGATAGCGTAATTATTGCGTATGATTGTTTAATGATGTCAAAAAATAATTATGAGAAATTGATATATATGAGTATGATAAACATTGGTGACACGGATACTATTGGGTCAATTGCGTCGGCGTGGTATGGAGCATTATATGGTTTATCGAATGTGCCACCGAATTTAATTGTTAAGACTGATAAAATGTATTTATTAATGGAAATGAATGCTGAAAATATATATAGTAAATATTATGAAAAAAAGGTTATGAATTATTGATTCATAATATAAAATGTATAAATTAATGTTTTAATTGTGAAAATTATTTTCTAGATTTATAAATATAAAAGATCAAATGTCACAAAAAGATTTAGTATCTGACTATTTCAAAGCATATCCAGTTCTTCAATATTTAATCCCTGCTATTACAATAAAAGGTGTCAATGTTTCTCATCGTCTATTTGTGATGAGACAATTACTATGGATGGCTGTAAAAATTATGAATGGTGAAACACTTGGTAGTAAAAAGGATGCGGAATTATGGGATGATGTGCTAAAGAAGGCATTTCCATCCAAGGATGACATGAAGAAAGCAGTTGAAGATGGTGGATTTGTCTTTGACGAATCAGCTCAAAGATGCTATCCATTAGGTTCAAGCAATTTAAATTCAACACCATTAGTTCAAGGAAAACAAGATTTAATTGATGAACTCGCGAAGGGAAGCCCAAGCCAATATAAATCGGGAAAAACTATTGAATTAGTTGATTTATTGGGAAAATACCAAGCAGGTCTCATTAAAACATCATCTGATATTTACTTTGTACTTGCTGACGGATATGATTCGATAATTGGTGCTCTTGAACCATTTACTAATGAAAAAAATAAAGAAGAAGGTACATTCAGCCAAAACGCGAATGGTGATATGGTTTATGTTAAAGATGGAAAGGAAATTAAATATGGTGATCTTGTTTCGAAACTAGATTTAGAAGGTAAATTTGGTATCATAGTTAAAACTGATGATAAAAAAGATACAGATAATCTCACTGCCATGATTGTTAATTGTCTTGGAAACGATATGTCAACGATTGATGCCTGCAAACTTAATTTTGATAAATATGCTGGACCATTGAATACTGATGTTTTTGAAGTAGAAAAAATTCCATTAGAAAAAAGACGTGTGATGGCTTATAGAATTATAAAAGGTTTCGGTATACCACCAAAATTTAATGAAGGTAAATATTCATTCAGTGGATACACTGATGATGAAATCGGGAAATTAATTAATATTGTTGGTAAATCCGATAAAATTTCGTACATTAAACGGTTAATGATGATCATAGGTACTTACGAAATTGCACCTAAAGCAAACGAAAGACCATCAATGACAAGTGTTTCTCCCCCAACATATGCAACAATCAAGGGTTCATTTATTGGAATGCCATTCCCGATGATGGGAAGACAGTTCGGCGGTGCATCAGATGATGAAATACTTAAGAGCAGTGTTATTCAATATGGAGGAAAACAAGAGATTAGTCTTGTCATTCGTAACATTGACGCAAAGATTTCTGCGTTGGAAAAAATGGGTAAATTCTTACCAGAAAGCAAGAAAACTGAAATCAAAAATAAAACTCTTCAATTAGAGACATTGGGCAATGAAATTGATATAATTGATAAGTTACTTGCTGATTATCTGATCGTCGCTTCCCATCATCCAGCAGGTAAAATATCATTAACAGAAAAAGAAGTTAATGATTTCAAAACTAAACTTGATGAAGACAACGCAATCGCTGCAAGAAAAATTGGTAAATTTGCTGATCTCAATATGAAATTAGTTATCACTAATAACTAAATAAATTTATATTTTTATGATCAACAATAAAAACTGAAATTGATTATTATGATGGTTTGTTAACAAACTATCATTAAAAAACTAATGTTATTATTAAAGACGGAACGACATGAAAAATATATATTTTAACTATTATGCGATGTCAGCATCTAGTGAATTTATTGTTTTTATCATTTGCATCATAACATCTATTACATATCATATAATAAGTTTGTGATGCAAATGATAAAAACAATAAATTCACTAGATGCTGACATCGCCACAGTCGCCTGTTATACATTCGTGTGTCAACGTTTAAGTTTTCATATATTTAATCATAAATGAAAATTAGTACAAAAAATGTATGTTAGTAGTTATGATTAACAATAATAAAAAACTGAAACCATCTACTAGCAGATAACCTTAAATAATTATTATGATGGTTTGTTAACGAACTATCATAAATTTAATTTTGAAATGCTAATCCAGCAACACCATTAATAATTCTAAAAATATTATATGATATTGCATAAATACGTACAAGTGCTGGTTTGTTATATGATATTGGTTCAACAGATATATCGATACTTATATCATCTATTTTTGAAAAATTACAAGACCCAGATGGTTGAGAATTAAATGGATTTAGCGCAAATGAATACAAAAATAATCCTAATGGTGCTGGTGCCTTATGGTGTTGTAATGATTGAACATACGAATAAAAATTTTTATCATAATCTGGATCACGATTAAATCCGTTTAATTTAATTAGTATTTTTTTAATTAAACTTTTAGCTATATTTTTGTTGACACTTGTCGTATAATTATATTGGTCACTATAAAATTGATTTTCATTTGATGTCATGTAAGCCATTTGTGCCCTAATTAATAATTCTTTCGTCGGATATGAATAACCAACTTTAATTTTGTTTGACGAATTATATATATTTTTTTCATTATCATATTGACATACATCAATTAAATATTCATGATCTGATCTCGCAAATTTAACTCTTTCCATATTATCAAGATAAACATAATCAATGTATAAAAATGCATCTGTTAACGTTAAATTATATATACTTCTAAATGACGTGTTAGATTTTGTCAAATTTAATACTTCAATATTTGTCGTTATCGTCGGATATATATTTGTAGATGGATCATATACAGTTGTCGTATATCCAGATTCGATACCAGTTAACACATCACCGACATTTAGCACTATACTCGGATCAGTTTTTATGTAACCAAATTGCATTGTCGTTTGGTTAAAATTAACATATTGTACATATGATTCAGTTCCATTAATACTAATTAACTCATGTGGTTTAAATAAACTCACAGCATCAGTTATATATATATAATTTGTCGGACCAGTTATGATACAATCTCGTATACTAGCAAATTCAATATTAATTTTAACTTCTGAATATTCTAACGCGACAATCGGTAACGACATCGAAAGATTATGACAAAACCAAAAATTAAGTGGAATACATAACGTATACGCATCTTTTGACGCACTATATTCTGTTAATTCTGGCATGTTTCCAATCAAATGATCTATACCTTTACGATTATTATCTTTATTCAGTTCATTCCATATATACAACCAATCAGAATAATGTGTATCGATAACTTTACCACCTATTTCTAATTCAACTAAACTAATTAATGTGAATCCAACATTATTAACCCACCTCATAATCGCTCCATTTGGCAACTCGGAAATGTTTGGTAATGTGACAACAACATATATTCTATTCATTAAATCTCCATTTCTTGCAACAGTACATGATACTCTAGTACCAAAATTTGCTTTTATATTAAAATATTGCGGAATTGATTCTATTGAAAAATTAGTGTGGCGTCTATATACAATTTTAAAAAAAGTTACTTGTGGATCTTCTGTCAAATATATATTTTCGATCCCATATGCTACTAACTGTATTATTCCTCCAGTCATTCTTAATAATATATCCCAAATAAAAAAAATTAAATAAACTTAATATTTAATTGTTCCAAGCTTTTCCAACTAATCCACTAATATGTCTCATGATGTTGTAACTTCTAGCGAATACATGATTATTTAACATATCTTTTTTATTTATATTTTGATAACTGTCGTCCAATTCTAATTGTATTTCTGGTTTTAATGTGTAAAAATTAGCGTATCCAGATGGTTGATATTCGGTTGGATGTAACGAAAAATTATAAATTTGTAATCCTGGTATCATATTATTGTATGATTGATATTCCACAATCCGATTCGAATAATCACCACTTATATTATATCTTTCAACACTGTTTAAATATAATTTTGAAAATGATATCGTTTGTTCTTGTATTTTTTTGGTGTAATATGTATTAAATGCATTTTCAATATATGAAGCGTCATATGGTGTTAAA